CTCTCGCGAATTAAGGGCGCTTTCTTTATCTTCGATGAACAGCGCCTGGTTGGTTCGGGAGCGTGGGTCAAGGCGTTCCTTGAAATTGCACGGAATAATGCCTGGATCCTCCTATCCGCCACCCCCGGGGACAATTGGCTTGATTACGTTCCAGTCTTCCTCGCCAACGGCTTCTACAAGAATCGGACTGCGTTCAAAGCTCGTCATGTCATTTACAAGAGTCACTCGCGGTTTCCTCAGGTCGATCGTTATGTAGACGTTGGGCGACTCGTAAGGCTGCGCAATCAAGTTGTAGTCAAGATGCCGTATGACCGGCATACCGAGCGAATCGTCAAGCTTCTGCACGTGGATTACGATAAAGACTTGATGAAGCGGGTGATGAAGGATCGGTGGAATCCGTGGGAAGACCGTCCGATCCAGCAGTCCGCCGAGTTGCATTCGTTGATGCGACGGGTCGTTTCGATTCACCCGAGCCGTATGGACGCCTTGAAAGAGACGATGGAAAGGCATCCTCGGCTCATCATCTTCTACAACTTCAACTACGAGCTCGAGATGTTGCGAGGCATCGAAGGGATCGAGATCGCCGAATGGAATGGACAGAAACATGAACCTGTGCCGACCGGATTGCGTTGGCTGTACCTTGTTCAGTACACGGCGGGCGCTGAAGGATGGGAGTGTATCGAGACTGATTCCGAGTTCTTCTGGTCCCAGGACTACTCGTACAAGCGGACCGAACAGGCGTACGGACGAATCGACCGGATGAACACGCCGTTCAAATTCCTGTTTTACTACCTGCCCATGACAGATTCGTACATCGATCGGGCTGTAAGGAGGGCTTGGAAGGAGAAAAGAGACTTCAACATTGCCGATATGTCCGAATTGCCGTAGTCTGCCAAGATTTTTGTAAAAAACTTTCTTAGATTTCTTATACATAATACCTATCTTTAACTACGCGCGTAGATATATATAGGTATTATGTAAAGAAAATTATAAAAGTTTTTCGCAAAAATCTTGGCAAAACGATCAAGGAGTTTCGATGGAGCAATGGGTGCCCTTGCTGGGATACCCGGGATACTCAGTGAGTAGTCTGGGCAAGGTTCGAAACGATAGGATGTATCGCGTCCTTACAGTCTATGAGGCTCCGAACAGGAGACCGTTCGTAAAGATTACGAGAGATCGCCAGCAACTTACTCGCAGTCTCTCGAAGCTGATTCTCGCTTCGTTCGTACCATCGACTAGACCCGACTTCACTACACCCATTCATCTTGACGGCGATCTCCACAACTGCGCCGTTTCGAATTTGACATGGCGTCCGCGTTGGTTCGCACTGGACCACACGGAGCAGTTTCGTTTAGACCTGCCCGCCTATCCCGATCCTGTCATTGAGCTGAGGACTGAGGAGGTCTTCGAGAACAGCTGGGCCGCTACGATTCGCTATGGGCTGCTGTACATGGAGTTGGTCAAAGCGATTCGCCTCCAAACGTACGTGTTCCCTACCATGCAGCAGTACCGGTGGGCATAAACCGCTACTAGGTATTATCTCGCAGCAAATACATGGATTATAATGAAAGGGATAGAATGTGCCCGCCACATGTCCTTTGTTTTTCGGGAGGTGATCATGGGTAAGCTGGAAAACGAGTACAAAAGAGGACTCAAGAAGCGAATCGAAGAACGCTTTCCCGGATGCATCGTTCTGAAGAATGATGAACAGCTCGTCCAGGGAATTTTTGACATGACCATTCTCTGGGGACCTTACTACTGCGCGCTCGAGGTGAAGAGAAGCGAGAACGCCCCCATGCAGCCCAACCAGGACCACTACCTGGAGAAGGTGATCAGGATGGGCGGCATCGCGTTTATCATTTACCCCGAGAATGAAGAAGAGGTCCTCTATGAGATTCAACGAGCATTTCAGGCTCAAGGATAAGCATTCGTTCATGAGCCCAAGCAGCTACAGCTGGGTGAACTACGACGAGCAAAAGATGGACGCCCGGATTCACGCGTCCTTTGCTGCGCGTCGAGGAACAGATCTTCACGACGTCGCGCAACGACTCATCAAGCTGGGCGTCAAGCTTCCTGACACACAGGAAACAATCAACGCTTACGTCAACGACTGCATCGGTTTCCGCATGACTCCGGAACAGACGTTGTTTTATTCCGATAACTGCTTTGGGACAGCGGACGCCATCGGTTTCCGTCAGAACAAGCTTCGCATCTTCGACCTCAAGACTGGCATTACCAAAACCAGTATGATGCAGCTTTTCGTTTATGCTGCACTTTTCTGCCTCGAGTACCAGTTCAAACCAGTCATGATCGAGACAGAGCTCAGAATCTACCAGAATGATGACGTCTTCGTCGAATGCGACCAGGAAGTCATCGTCCTTGAAGTCACACGGATCATGTCGCAGATCATCGTGTTCGACGAGCGAATCAAGGAATTGGAGAGGGAGGTTTACGGATGACGATCGTTTCCGAGGATGACTATCTGAAGCACTACGGGATTCTCCGTAAATCGGGTCGGTATCCTTGGGGCTCGGGTGGGCCTGAATTCGCAAGCAGTAGCGGCTTCTTGGCGTATGCCGAAAAGCTGAAGAAAGACGGGCTCAGCGAAGCACAAGTCGCTGAAGGAATGGGTATCACCACCACTCAGCTGCGAGCAGCCAAGTCGATTGCCAAAAACGAGAAACGGCAGTCCGACATCAACATGGCTACTCGGCTGAAGGACAAAGGCATGTCCAACGTCGCCATCGGCGAACGTATGAACATCCCTGAGTCTACCGTTCGTACACTCCTCGAGCCGGCAGCCAAAGACAAGGCCGATATCCTTCTCAGTACAGCGAACATGCTGAAAGAGCAGGTGGCCGAGAAAAAGTACATCGATATCGGGGTTGGTGTCGGACAACAACTCGACATCAGCGACACGAAATTGTCAACTGCCGTGGCTGTCTTGCAAGAAGAAGGCTACGAGATCAAGTACTTGAAGGTTCGTCAGCTCGGCACTGGCAAGGAAACCACACTCAAGGTGCTCACCGCTCCTGGCGTGTCGTACTCTGAAGTGTCGAAGAACCGAGCTCAAATCAAACAGATTCAAGCTTTCACGGATGACGGTGGTCGTTCGTACATCTCGGTGCAGAAGCCCTTGTCTGTCAGCAGCAAACGAGTAGGTGTTCGTTATGCAGAAGATGGTGGAGCGGATTCTGACGGCGTCATTCATGTTCGCCCAGGCGTCGAAGATGTTTCCCTTGGCGGCGCCCGCTATGCCCAAGTTCGAATTGCTGTTGATGGTACGCATTACCTCAAGGGCATGGCCATGTACAAAGACGACCTACCTGTTGGGGTGGATCTCGTCTTCAATACCAACAAGCGGAGTACGGGTAACAAGCTCGACGCCATGAAGGCGATGAAGGACGATCCGGAAAATCCGTTTGGTGCCATCGTTCGTCAGAGGGTTAACCCGAAGACTGGCAAAGTTGTATCGGCTATGAACATCGTGAACGAAGAAGGTGCTTGGGACAAGTGGTCCAAGAATCTCTCTTCTCAGTTGCTGTCCAAGCAGAGCCCCGGTCTGGCCAAGCAGCAGTTGGACATGATGGCCGAAAGAAAGAAGCGTGAATTCGACGACATCATGAGCCTAACGAATCCGGCTGTCAAGAAGAAGCTTATGGAATCGTTTGCTGATGATGTGGATTCTGCTGCTGTACATTTGAAGGCTGCTGCTCTTCCTCGACAGAGGTCGAACGTTATCCTTCCGATCAACACTTTGAAAGAAACAGAGATCTATGCGCCCAACTTCAGAGATGGAGAACGCGTAGCTCTCGTTCGCTACCCACATGGTGGTATCTTTGAGATTCCCGAACTGACGGTAAACAACCGTCATCCAGAAGCTAAGCGTGCCCTTGGCCAGGCGCGTGACGCGGTCGGGATCAACTCGAAGGTAGCCGAGCAGCTATCTGGTGCAGACTTCGATGGCGACACGGTACTTGTAATCCCCAACAACAAGCGCCAGATCAAGACTGCGCCTGCACTGGATGGGTTGAAAGGCTTCGATCCGCAGCGTTCGTATCCAGCATATGAGGGTATGAAGCGCATGACCGCTCGTACCAAAGCAATCCAAATGGGTGAGGTATCCAACCTCATCACAGACATGACCATTCGTGGTGCTAATACACAAGAACTTGCTCGTGCGGTCCGCCATTCAATGGTGGTCATCGATGCAGAGAAACACAACTTGAACTACCGCCAGTCTGCTATCGACAACGGTATTGCCCAGCTCAAGACTAAGTACCAAGGTGGACCACGAGCCGGCGCTTCGACTCTGATCTCCCGTGCTAAATCAATCACCAAGGTTCCTGAAAGGAAGCCCCGTCTCACTGAAGCAGGCGGTGCTATCGATCGGGTTACTGGTGAGAAGAAGTTCCAACCTACTGGCGCAACCTACGTAAATGCTAAGGGTCAGACAGTACCCCGCCTGACCGATGTGAGGAAGCTGGCCGACACCAACGATGCGCACACCCTTTCTTCTGGCACCCCCATTGAGAAGGTGTATGCAGACCACTCGAATAGGTTGAAGGCCCTAGCTAACAAGGCACGCCTTGTGACGCTGGATGTCAGGCCCACGCCTTACAGCCCCTCCGCTAAGACCGCATACCAGGATCAGGTTAATACCCTCCGTGCCAAACTAAAGGTAGCCCAACGAAACGCGCCTCTTGAAAGAAACGCCCAGCTTCTAGCAAACGCCTCCGTCCGTGCCAAGCTGGATGCTAATCCAGACATGGACAAGGCTGAGATCAAGAAGCTTAAAGGACAAGAGCTAACGAAAGCTCGAATCCGAACAGGCGCAGGCAAGCAGCGTATCGAACTCACTGACCGTGAGTGGGCTGCTATCCAGGCTGGCGCAGTGAGCAACAGTATGCTCACACAGATCCTTGCTCATGCAGATCTGGATCGTGTCAAAGAACTTGCTACACCTCGTGACAAGATTGTAATGACAGACGTCAAGACCAATCGTGCTAAGGCAATGGTTGCTCTTGGCTACACACAGGCAGAGATCGCTGACCAACTGGGCGTGTCCCTATCCACACTCAAGACTGTCGTGTGAGGAGGATGAGATGGCAGTGCACATGCTGACGACAGTGGACAATCCTTGGGATCCATTCACTCACTTCGATGAATGGAATCAATTCGATGAGGCTTCCGGTTACTTCACGACGCAGTACCTCGCTCGCCTCACCTACTCTTCACCTGATTTGTCTGAAGCTGATCAATCAGATGCGATTGAAGATGCAATCAATGAGATTGTTGAACAAAATGTTTTGGGAATTTACAGAAAAGTCGAAGCTCCTGCTGGTTGGGACGAAGAAGAAAGTTTGGTGAGCTGATAGAATATTTTTTTGCAAAGGGGGGAGGGGGGTCTCGCAAATCCGCCACCCCCTCTGCATCGCAGCACTCCT